CTTCCTCTGTGAACTTTACCTTAAACCCTCCATCATCTTGTAGTGTTACTTGCATTTAAACCTCCTTTTTATTTCTGATTAAACTTCTTTTTCCCTTACACTTTCTACTATGCACCAGATTTTTGGTTGTTGTTTAAGCGTTTTTTCCTTCAAGTCTCATCTTTTCCATGAAAAGCTCGTTCAGCTTTTCCTCATCTTCCGGCGTCCATACAACAGACTTGTCAAGCATTGAATAAGTCTTTTTGGACATCAGGCCGTCAAGGGAAACTACCTTGGTGTGTTCCTTCAGCGTGGCGATTTGCTTCTTTTCAACAGCCTTTTCACTTGTATTGGAGCGAATTGGTTTCAATCCGAGATTGATATTTCGTTCCAGTTCTCTTCTTTTATGCTGACAATCTAAGCGGTATATATCCAAGTCTTTGTAATCCGCCTTCTTGATTGCCGTTGTGCAATCTTGAAGCGTGTCAATAAATCCCTGAAGAGCGAAAAGCTTTACTTCTTCCGGCACGTTTGAAACATCATACCGCCAGTACGCCCAGCGTGCGCCCCAGCGGGTGACTACCATTGTTTCCGTATCATACAAAACCTGTTCCCGTACTTTCTTTTCTGTGTTTTCCATTTTTAATGCCTCCATGATTTTTTGTTAAAAATCTGGTGCATAATGGAAAGTGTAAGGTTTTTTAAATCGTGACCATAATGAACCTGCCAAAAATGTTTATATTTTTAACAGATAATTTAATTCTTGCCTTGTTCTAATAAACCGCGTTTGTAAGTCTTTATATGCCACGCCGTCTTCAGGACGCCGTTCCATAAATTCTTTTGTAAATGGAAGTTCACCTCCAACCGTGTAAATTACGTTGTAAAGCTCCCCGTTTTTAAAAATGTATGTTAGACCTATGATGTGGTCTTCATAATATAAATACGCAGGAAGCTCTTTGCCTGCCCTAGTTTTGCGTGTTTTCGTGTAAATCTTCATTGTTCACCTCCATTGGATATTGGCAGGTTTACAATGGTCACGATTTTTTCTTATTCAGTTGTCAAAAAGCATTTTCTCGGTTCGCACCGAGCCCGCGCGATGACGGTTTTGTTTAACGGACTTTTCGCGTCCATTCGTTTTATGTATACTGCAGATTGCGTGCCAAAAGTCTCCGACAAATAAAATAATTGTAACCTGTTGATTTTATTGAGGAATTTGGGTGAATTAATTTGCCCAGCAAATTGGCACGATTTTTGCCCGTGACAAAAATTGTCCGACAATTGTCCACTTTTGGACAATTTCGTCCAATGTCAATGAAATCAAATACTTACGAAGTCGACAAATTTGTCGAGCGTTTGGAAGGAATTGTCGAATTGTTTTGGTGGATTATTACATGCTGACTAATGGTCAGGTATGTTTGTTGCATGTTATTTACTTCTGGCATGTTATTATGTTATTTAAAGCATACATAAGGTTTAATTTGCGGCATAGGATTTGCATGGTGCTGAAATCCATTTCCTATGGGATTGATAGGTTTGAAAATTTTTAGTGGCTTGGAATGGGAGGCGGGGGTGCATGGGTCATCCGCTGGGCAGGCACGCATGAAAACAACCCCTATTCTCCCCAAGTTGAATTTTTAGACTCTTTACCTGAGAGGCATAAAATCCAGTATAAACCATCCCAGATGTGTCAGAATTTGACACATCTATCTGGGAAGGATGATCCCCGCGCGGACACGTTTGGTGGTTTGTAATATTGCATAAAATGCCCCATATTTCATGCCACGTTGACCGCCATTGAACGTAAATAAAAAACGTATGCAATCCCCGCGCCGCCAACCATAAAACGCCCACAACTAAAATAAATTATAGACTACAAAATTATTTTATAAACTACAAAATAATCCTTGACTTTCTGGTTGTGTGCGTTTAGAATGGGTGTACGAACAAAGTATTCTCAACCCTTAGGACTTAAAAATGACAGCACAAGAACTTCATTCTTCAATGCACGAAATCTTCAAGGAACCGGACACGGGGATTGAGGCTGAAATGCGAATTGATTTTAGAAAAATCAGCGCAAAGTATGTCTGCGTTGGAGATGGAAGAGAGTCAATGTGCGTCAGGTTTGAGTCTACGAAAAGTGGTCTGTGTAAATTTAAAAATGATGGTTTTTGTTCTTCGTTTTAGGAAAGCTGAAAATGGGAAGTGGAAGACCTCAAAAAGAGTTTGACGTGGAAGCAGCACTTGACTTGCTCATGCGGGGGGAACAAGTCCCCGCGGTAGCCTCAGAACTTGGTATATCCGCGCCGACACTCAGGTCTCGCATTGCAGACCTGCAGATGAAACAGGGCCTTCTTCTTCAGTATAGGGCAATTCAAAGTCTCCAACTTACTGAACTTCAAGCTAGGGTCCTCGAAGCTATCACACCACAAAAAATTGAGGAAGCCCCGCTGAGAGACCTGATTGCATCGTATAAAATTCTAAAGGATAAAGAGTTGAATATTGAAGGTAAACCAAGTGAGATTAAAGGACTTGTAGCGCACTTGATTTATCTGGAGAAACAAGAGTCAGCTTTGAAGGACGGAACACTTCTTCCTGAAGATGTGCAGGAAGCAGAGTTTTCAGACAACGCTAATCAGACCCAAGTTCAGACCTGCACATCAATTTCACAGGTTGATGATCAGAACTTTTAAGGAGTTATGTCAAAAATTGACACATCTCGGAAGAAACGAAAGAGTAGATGTAGAAGATGCCACAAGACCGGGCGGCTCGAAAGACACCATGTCACATACGAGCCACCAAAGATTTCAAAGCTTTGTAGAAAGTGCCACAAGATGATTACGGATTTAAATACTCTTTGCTCTCAAAGCACCAGACCATTCCACAAGCTTTCAAATTCTGAAAGACTTACTTTGTGGAAGGCGTTCTTGATTAGGAAGGCAGTTTAAAGCGGCGCGGACATTCCTCTGTTGGCCTGGGTTTTAATGTCCCAGGCGGAGAGTGGAACCAATCCTCAACAAGTGAGAAGTTAGATGGAATCTGAGCAAAATATAAATAAGGCAGTTGTTGGTAAGCTGAAGGAGTGGAGAAACTCCCCTCTTCAATTTGTCAAAGAATGTCTTAATGTAACTCCTACTGAGCAGCAGATTGAATTACTTTCTGGGTCACGTAGTATTGCTCTTCACAAACGCACGTCAGTTAGGTCTGGTCACGGTCCAGGAAAGTCAGCAGTCGCTGCATGGCTAATTCTTTGGTTTCTCGTGACCAGACCATATGCTAAGGTTGTTTGTACAGCACCAACAAATCGGCAGTTGACAGATATTTTGCTTTCTGAACTTTCTAAGTGGCTAAGAACCTCTCTTGTTGCAGATGAGTTTAGAGTATTCAGAGATGCTGTTAGAAGTAAGGAAGCTGAGAAAGAGTGGTGGGTTAGGTTCATTTCTCCGTCTGTACGCTCCTCGAAGGAAGAGCAAGCTGAAACACTTGCAGGACTTCATGGAGAGCATATACTTGTAGTCTGCGACGAAGCGAGTGGAATTCCTGATCCAGTATTTATTCCGCTTGAAGGCATCTTAACAAAGGAAGATAACAAGGTATTAACTATAGGAAATATGACCAGGAATACTGGTTATTTCTACGACACACATTTTAATGCCACATTTAAAAATTCTTGGAATCTGCTGCACTGGGATAGCAGGAAATCTTCCAATGTTGACAAAAGTTTCCCTGAGTACATGGCAGCAAAGTATGGAATTGAATCTAACATTTACAGGATTCGTGTGCTTGGCGAACCGCCTCTTCAAGATGACACGACACTTATTCCACTTTATGCAGCTGAGCAGTGTATTGGAAATGACTTTGAAGTTGCAGAAGATGAGCCACTTTATCTTGGAGTTGATGTTGCAAGGTATGGTGATGATGCAAGTATTATTATGCCTCGAAGAGGACTGAAGATATTTCCTTGGGAGACATTTCATAAACTTAACACTATTGATCTTGGTGGGTTTATTAATCAGACTTACCAAGAACAAGAAGCAAGTGGTTGTGCAATAGATGTTATTGGAGTTGGAGCAGGAGTATCAGACTGGCTGCAGAAGCATAATATGAAAAATTTATATGAGGTGAATGTAACTGCTGCATCAAGTAATATAGAGAAGTTTCATAAGCTTCGAGATGAGTTATGGTGCAGAGTTAGAGATAACTGTTTGCTTGGAAAGTACTCATTCCCATCAGTTAAACTTCATGGGGAAAAGGAATCTCTTGGGCAGCAACTTGCTAATGAACTTGCAACTGTTAGGTATAAGTTTAATGCGCACGGAGGGATTTTAGTTGAGAACAAGAAGGATATGAAATCAAGAGGAATTGATAGTCCAAATATAGCTGACGCTCTTTGCTTGACTGAGTATTTTTCTAATTCCTCTACAAGAGTATTTGCTAAGAATAAACCTGTTTATTCTCCAAGAAGATTTCGATCTGAGTTTGGTTCTGCGAATACAGCTTGGCTTGGTATTTAAAATGTTTACAGATGACGTAAAAACCATAAACTATAGTGAGTCTTCGAATACGTTGACTGTAACTTATCAGGGTGGAACTACTTGTCATTACAGACCAGTTAACCCTGAAAATTACGCTGAGATTGTTAAAGCAGATTGTTTAAGCAAAGTACTGCATGGGGTTTTAAGAAGGTCTGGAATAGTTGGAATTACTTCTTCAAGAGGCAATTAATGACAAAGGAACAAGAACAAAAGATTCTTAGAGAAGCACAAGATAGACTTAGAAAAGCTATTGATGAAGATGACGAAAATCGAAAGCTTGCTAAGGAAGATCTTGAATTTATTGCTGTTGATGGAAAACAGTGGCCGGAAGGTGTTAAAGCCGAGAGAGAAGCTGAAGGCAGACCATGCTTGACAATCAATAAGATGCCAACATTTGTTGATCAGGTAGTTGGCGACCAGCGTATGAATAGGCCTTCAATTAAGGTTATTCCTGTTGATGCGGAAGCTAAGATGAAGACAGCAGAAATTCTTGGCGGCTGGATTAAACATGTACAGCAGATTTCAAAATCTGATGTGGCAATAGACCATGGTTTTGAACACGCGGTTGCTTGTGGATATGGAGCTTGGAGAGTTGTAACGAAGTACACATCTGATTCTGCGTTCGAGCAAGAGGCATATATTGAGAAAATTGATAATGCTTTGTCTGTGTTCTGGGGTAGGCATAT